AGACCGCAGCGCAGGCCGAGCAGCTCGACGCCCTCGGCTTCTCGCAGTTCGAGTGGATGGCCTATGACGGAGCGTGCGAAGAATGCCAGGGCCAAGAGGACAGCAACCCCCACGACATCGGCGACGAGATGCCACCAGGCCATCCTTCCTGCCGATGCTCAATCGTGGGAGCGGGCGACATCGCCAGCGAGGACACGACGACCGACGACACCGCTGGACCGGCTATCGGCGGTGGCGAGGACGTGGCAACCGAGGCAAGTAGCGCCGAGGCTACGTTCGAGGACAACCTGACAACCCCCGCCGAGCAGTTCATGGCGTCGCTGACCTCTCGAATCGCTGACCTCAACCCCGGCTCGTTCGACTTCTCGAAATACACGAGCGTGATGGACGAGAAGGGCCTACCGTCTGACGCCATCAACGCTCGACTCGCTGACATCAAGGACCTCGGCAAGTCCATTGACGAGGAACTCACGAGGCGAGTGGCAATCCCGTTCGACGACCTCAGCGCCCCCGGTAGGGCTAGGGCAGAAGCCACAACCGAGTTGAGTAAGTCAATCAAGGACTTCAACCGACTCACCGACTCCTCGGAGTTTCTCCGTGTCTCTAAGGATGCGCTAAAGGCGGCAAAGGCCAAGAATCCCGACTTCCCCAATCTCGTGATTAGCGTCAAGAAGTACCTGGGAGTGGATGATACCGGCTTGGTGCGCTGGATCGTAGATAACTCAGAGAGGGACGACTCAAACGCAAAGTTCCTCGACGACCTGGCCTCTGCGGTTGATCGCAAGACTGCCGCAGAAGATGCCATCGCCGAGGCCAACGCAAAGATCGCCGACCTCGGGTTTACTGACGCCACGGCAGCGGAATGGCGCAACGAGATGTTGTCAATGCTGGACGACGCTCGCGGCTTGGCGAAGGGCGATGAGCTCACCTTTGACTCGTCAAACGTGAGGGTGCAAGGAAAGGGCTCGATCATGCCCGATGCCAACAGGATCAACACGCTCAGGGAAATCACCAAGAGCATGCCAAAGTCGTGGATTGACAAAATGTCCGACTACACGATGCACGTCGGGCGATTGGCTAAGGGCACGCGCAGTTGGCAGAACTCATTTGGCAAGGACATGGTGCTCAACATCGCCAACGGATCACAGGACAACGTAGCCGTGTACGCACATGAGCTTACTCATGCGGTCGAAGATGTGCATCAAGAGATTCCGGTGCTCGAATGGGCGTTCCTCAACCAACGAGCAGACGGCACAACGCTCGACATCATTGAAGGCACGGAGCAAGAAAGAGCCATTCGCGACGACTTCGCCACTCAATACACCGGGCGCATCTACGACAAGCGCATCAACGATACAACCACCGTGAAGATGTGGAACTACGAGGTGATGTCCACCGGCATTGAGGAAATCTTCCAGCAAGGAGACATGTTCATGGAACGATCTTATGGAGTGCTGACCTACGACACCGACCTGCGCCAGTTCATACTCGGCGTACTGTTCGCATCGGGGCAGTAATGGCGGAGACATGGCGGCTCACGAGTGACGATGGCTACCCGGCAACGGTCGAGGTGGTGTGTCTTGACGACGGCACCATCGTCGGCCCGTCCTACATCACCAAGGCAATCGACAAGATGGTCGCCGATGGCAAGAAGATTTCTCCGGCGGTCCTCGCCGATCCAATGACCGTCTCACGAGATGACTCGCTCTCCCTGGCGGTCGCTACCCGTCGAGTCATCGTGAGCGTGTGGGGTTCGGGCGTCTGGTCGAAGTGGAAGTGGAAGTGGACCGGGGACAGCTACAGCCCGAACGTCGAAGAGGACCCCGGCGTCATCTACTAGGAGCAAGCGCCCATGCGTGACTTCCTCTCAATCTTCTGGTCTCGCATCAAGCGAAAGGTGACTCGATGACCCGCCACGCACGAGCGCCCAAGGTCCACCACGCCCGAGTCGCCAAGCCCAAGCGCGGCAAGCCGGACCCGACGAAGTTGCGCATGGCTGTGGACGCACTCAGAGCCTCAGCACGCAAGCCGGTCGTGACCGATGGCACCACTGGCACCACACGCCCCGCATAGTTCACTACGCTCGCACTCAGTACCAGGAGGACTCCACATGGCAGACGTGACCTACGCCTACGTCGGCGACATCGAGAAGTACCACGAGGAGGACGGGTCTCTCATTGTCTACGGCAAGGCGACCGGGCCCGACCTCGACCTCGACGAGCAAATCTGCGACCCCTCGTGGCTCCGTGAGGCCATGCCCGAGTGGATGAAGTTCGGCAACGTGCGAGAGATGCACCAGCCCATCGCAGCGGGCGTCGGCATCGACCTCGAGGCCAAGGGCGACGATTGGTTCCTGAAGTCCGAGGTCGTGGACCCCGGCACCGCACGCAAGATCGAGGCCGGAGCCCTGAAGGGCTACTCGGTCGGCATCAAGGGAGCCAAGGTGGTCAAGGACGACACCGCCAAGGGCGGCAGAATCGTCGGCGGCACCATCGTGGAAGTGTCATACGTGGATCGACCCTGCAATCCGACCGCTATTGCCGGCATCGCCAAGGTTGTCGGCGGCGAGTGGGAGCCCGAGGAGGCCGTGAAGGTGGACCGCAGCGAGCTCGACAAGGCCGACGCCCCCGAGATTGCAGGGACGTGGAAGCCCGAGGACACCTACCAGCCGCAGAGCACGAACCAGGGCGAGTACCCCTCGGACTACGTGTGCGCTGTCTGCGATGGACTCGGCAAGTACCCCGAGACCGGAGCCAAGTGCGACCACTGCAACGGCACCGGACGAGTCGCCAACCAGCCCGCCGAGGCCGGCAAGCCGACCGCCGAGATTGTGGACTCAGCCGAGCAGAAGGACGCCGAGGCCGAGGTCGAGAAGAAGGACTACTCCGACGCCGAGCGCAAGGAGATGGACGCCAAGGGCCAAGCGATGCCCGGTGGCGGCTTCCCCATCAAGACGGTCGCCGACCTGAAGAACGCGATCCAGGCCATCGGACGAGCCAAGGACCCGGCAGCGACCAAAACCCACATCAAGGCACGAGCGAAGGCCCTCGGACGAGCAGACCTCATCCCAGACGGGTGGAAGGGTGCCGACGCAGACACGCAGAAGGTCGAGCACGACACCGCCGACCTCGAAGCGGTGCGCCAGTCACTCATCGCTCTCATCAAGGCAGAGCTTGACGAGATGGCGAACGCCGAGGAGGACGAAATCTGCGACGTGCGCGACCTCGTGTGCGCCTTGCAGATCTTCCTCAACTGGTGGGACGGAGAGGCAGCCGAGGGCGAGACCCCGCAGCCCTTCGCCACGAACAACGACAAGCAGGACGACACGGAGGCACAGATGGCCTACATCGGACTCGGCGTAAGCGCCGACACAATCAAGGCAGCGAAGGACGGAACCGACGAGACACGGCTCGCCCTTCGCGACGAGGTGCTGAAGGCCCTCGACCTCACAGAGATCATTACCGAGACCGCTAAGGCGGCTCAGCGAGAGGAAGTGGACTTCCTGAAGGCTGAGCTGGAGCGGATCAAGGAGATGGCAGCACCGGGCGGACCTGCACTCGCCCGGACGCAGGCACAGTCCTCGAAGGCGCTCGACGCAGAGAGGACCAAGAGCGAGGCCGACCGGCTCCGCCACGTTGCAGCACAGATCACCGACCCCGAGACCAGGGGTGCCTACGAGATGAAGGCACTCCAACTCGACAAGACCGCCGCCGAACTCCTCGGCAACTAACCCCAAAGGACTAATCATGGCTTTCGAGGCCCCCCGTATTGACGAGATGTTTGGTGGCTTGCCCGCCGAGCAGCGCGTGGACAGGTTCGAGGCGTACAAGAGCGCCCTCAGCCAGTGCCACGCTAAGGCGCTGTCCGCAGCTTCCCGAGGCGAAGTCTCCTTCGCCCGTGAGCAGGGCATCGTCAAGACCGCAGGCGTGCGACCTGAGGCCGCTATCGAGGAGCTCCGCTCCGAGATGACGACCAAGGCGATGAGCGCCGAGCAGATCAACGATGTGCAGAGCGCACTCGACCGGCTCGCCGACATCCAGAAGGACTGGACGCTCACCAACCCGCTGACCGGCAACGGTGGCTACAGCAACTACGGCCTGGTCCCCTACGACCTCGACCCGGCGCTCGCCCTCCTGATCCCCCGCAGCTTCATCCTCCGCAACTCGATCAGCCGCATCGGTGGCATCGGTCAGGCCAAGGAGTACCGCCGCATCCTCGGCGTGTCGGGCTCGAACTACGGATCGGCGCAGAACACCGCGACGACCTCGACGTTCTTCACCTCCGCATCGGCCAACAACGGCCCGTTCGGTGGCACCGGCTCGTCCCTCAACCTTCAGCGCCCGCCGAAGATCAGCTACACCGCTGACCGGCACGTTGTCGGGTACGTGGAGCAGGGTGTCTCGGACGAGGTGAACATGCAGGCCCAGTTCGCCTCGCAGGGTTACACCGACCTTCGCCAGCTCTCGCACACCGCCCTCATGTGGTCGCACATGATCGGTGAGGAGCGCAACCTCCTCACCGGCGTCGGCTCGGGAACCGGCTACATCGGAGCCATCGCTCAGCCGACCTCGGCCAACGTGTCCGTCGCAGGTGCCACCGGAGGCTCACTCGCCGCCGCGACCACCTACTACTACACCTTCACGTTCTCGTCCTCAGCGGGCGAGTCTCGTGCAGCGGCCATCGCCAACACGACCCCAGGCACCGGCAACGGCACCCTGAACTTCACGTTCTCCTCGGTCCCGTCGAACGCCATCGCCATCAACGTCTACCTCGGCACCGTGTCGGGTACGTGGACGCAGAAGGTGACTACGACCAACGCAGCGGCCAGCATCACCTCGGTCGGCAGTGGCTCGTACACCGTCAGCACCTCCGCCGACAACGGCTCGGCCAACGCAGCGGGCTATGACGGCATGGTGGCGACGTTCACCAACTCGTCGCTCAGCGGCTACACGAACGCCCTGAACACCACCCTCTCCACCACGGAGCCGGGCAAAGAGTTCCAGGACGCCTTCGCCAGCCTCTACCAGAGCGTGATTGCCGACCCCGAGGCCATCATCACCACGGGCGCGGTTCGCCGAGAGCTTGCCAAGACGATTCAGACGCAGACCGGCTCCACCGGCTACCGTCTGAACCTCGAAGCGGGCGCAGATGGCGTGACCATCGGCTCGGTCGTGTCGGCCATCGCCAACGAGTACACGGGCCGCATGGTGGACGTGATCGCCCACCCGTACATGCCCGCAGGCGTCGCCCTCATCTGGTCCAAGACGCTGCCCTTCCCGGACAGCGGCGTGTCTGAGACGACTCAGGTCGCCAACGTGCAGGACCTCATGGTGCTGGACTGGCCGGTCGTGCAGCTGAGCTATGACTCCAGCTCGTACCAGTACGGTACGATGATCCACCGGGCTCCCGCCTGGTCAGGAGCCATCACGGGCATCCAGTAGTAGCCCAACATCGTTCACCGGGGAGGTGAGCGCCCGCTTCCTGGCGGTTGTCTCCCTACAAGGCTCCCTCCCCGGTGGACCCCACACAACAGGAGACACCCACCCCATGCCACGACTGATCGGACCCGACAAAGGTGCAATCGAGGTAGGGGTGGGTGACTCCGTTGTAAGGCGGCAGAAGGACGGGACGTTCCACGTAGGACCGCACACCGCCGCACTCATGCGCAAGACCGGCGACTTCACCGTCGCAGGCACCAAGATCAACGGGCGGGGATTCGTCTGCCGCTCGTGCAAGTTCGTCGCCCTGCTCTCAGACCACTGTGGGCGATGCGGCGGTGCGGAGTTGGACCCCGAATGACCATCGCAGTAAACCCCGCCAACGTCTCCTACCTCAACCGCAAGCCGTACATCACGACCACCGAGTTCCTGCGCTCGCCAATCGGTGCGACGGTAGACACCACCAACCTCGTCCCGAACGGCGACTACAAGGCCCAGGACGAGGCCCTGAAGGACATCATCACAATGGCCTCAGCCGAGGCAGACAACTACTGCTTCGGTCCCCTCGGGACGCTGTGCGCCAGCGAGAACGTCGAGCAGGGCCGCTACCGAGCCAACCGAGCGGGCTACTTCACGATCCACCCGGCCTACTGGCCGATCCTCGAGGTATCGAGCTTCCAGGTCGGCAGCTTTCCGGGCAGCCTGTTCTCCATCCCCATGAGCTCCTCGACGTGTTGGATCGACGAGCGCAGCTTCGTCATCACCGGCAGCGGCTACACCGCCACCTCAGCAGGCCCGCTCGACTTCGGAGCGGTGCGCCGCCAGAGCGGACCGCAGCAGTTCGTCCAATACACCTACGTGAACGGCTTCGCCAACGCCTTCCTCACCGCACCGGCGACCCAGGGAGCCACCTCGATCACCGTGGACGACGCCACCGGGCTCTACGCAGGCACGCCCTTCACCATCTGGGACGGAGCGCAGACCGAGAACGTGAGCATCGCCAGCACCTATGACGGCGAGAGCCTCACAGTCCCGCTCACGAACCCGACGACCTGGTATCACTCAGACGGAACCAACGCCTCAACCCTCCCGGCGACGATCAAGCAGGCCGTGATCCACCTGTGCGTCGCCAACATCAAGGCGCGAGGTGAGGGCGGGCTGGTGCTCACCGAGACCGGCGAGCCGACCACCGTGGGCGCACGCAACGACACCGCCGAGTTCGACATCAGCCGGGCTGAGGAGCTTCT